GTAGAGAAGTCAAAGGGACAACTCATACACACAAACACACAGGAGGCCATTATGGCAGATTCAAAATCTGGGTTCGAGATCAGAGCCGATTTACTTTCACAAGCACAAGGTTTACTTGAAATGAATGCACAACGCAAAGTTGATGCACATTATTTTAATGTAGATAACAAACTTGAAGCTGGTGAATTACCAGTAATAGAAATTACTGCAGATGAAGTCATTGAAACTGCAAGACAGTTAAATGAATTTGTAAATCAAAAATAAGTAAAATACAGGGAGAGTTCATTCTCTCCCTGTTATAAATACTAATATGACAGAAGTAAAAATAGTAAATACCTTTAAAAGTTTTTGTTCACGAATGTGGTTAGATTATTCAGATGAACATATTACAAATCCAAACAGATTAGATGAAAAAGAATATGTAGAAAAATATCATGAATGGTTATTAGAGAAGTGGCAAAATAGAGATTTAGCAAATGACGAGTAATAGAGAGAACTACAAATACATAGAATCAAATCATAAGAATCATAAACATAAAGGTTGGTTTTATGATCATATAACAAAAACATTCTATAGATGGAATGATTTTATTAAAGTGGTGAGACAACATGGCAACAGCTAACTGGCAAGCAGAACAACCAACAAATCAAAACTATCTATCACCAGTAAATTTTGATTTTCAAATAAACAAATTACCTAAGACAAAGTGGTTTCTTACAGGTGCCACTTTACCTACAATTAATTTTAGTGAAGCTGTTCATAGCACAACATTAGCAATTCAGTCTTATTTACCGGGAGATAATATAACATTTGACCCATTGAATATAACATTTATTGTTGATGAAGATATGACAAACTATCAAGAAATTTTTAATTGGATAATGCAATTGGGTCCTGGAAGTAATACAGATGATTTTAGAGAATTAGTCGGTTCTACTAAATCACAGACAGGATTCGATAATAGGTCTGGAGATTATGCAGATATGTATTCAGATGCTACATTAATTGTTAATACATCTTCTAACAATGCTAATGTAGAATTTATGTTTGAAGACTGTTTTCCAACTAGTTTAGGACAAATAGAATTTGCTATAAATCAAGAAGGCCAAGAATACGCAACCTGCGATTTAACCCTAAGATATACACTTTTTAAAATAAAAGCAAGCACTTAGACATTGACAAATCAGCGAAAGCTGATATAATTATAGTATGACTTTAAAAGAAATTCAAGAAATGTGGAAACAAGATTCTGTAATAGATGATATAGAACTTGATGCTTCTTCATTAGAAGTTCCAAAACTCCACGCAAAATATACTGAATTACTATCTAACACAAAACTATCTTTAGTTCGACATGAAAGAAAAATGAAAGAACTTAATAAAGATAAGTGGCTATGGTATTCAGGTAAAATGTCAAAGGACGACATTGAATCCCATAAATGGGATTATGATCCATTCGATGGATTAACTGTGCTCAAGTCAGACTATGATAAATTTCAAGGTGCCGATAAAGATATACAAGATTTATATGAAAAAATTGAATATCTTCGCATCACAGTAGATACACTACAAGATATTGTCTCACAAATAACTTGGAGACATCAAACAATAAAGAATATTATAGAATGGCGGAAATTCATGGCAGGCTCGTAGTAGCCAAGAAAGACGAAGTTTATCTTTCAATCTCAACAGAAGACTCAATTCGAAAAGAACTTTCAGAGTTCTTTAAATTCAAAGTGCCTGGTGCACAATTCATTCCAGCTGTTCGTAAACGATTTTGGGACGGATATATTCGTCTATTCAATTTAAATACTAATCAACTTTATCTTGGACTATTCACATATCTAAAAGAATTTTGTGATGAAAGAGGATATTCAATCGAAGGCTATGAGCCTGATAAAGACATATTCACTATTGAAAGATATGAAGAAATAGTTCAAGACATTCCTTTAGAACTTAGAGACTATCAAAAAGAAGCTGTAGCTTACGCAGCTCACAATCAGAAGTGTATATTAGTTTCTCCTACGGCTTCTGGAAAGTCTTTGATGATTTACAGTCTAATAAGATATAACTTCTTAAAAAAGAATAAGAAAGCCTTAGTTATTGTTCCAACAACATCATTAGTAGAACAAATGACTAAAGACTTTAAAGATTATGGATTCAAAGGAGAAATAGCTAAGATATATGGTGGAGACAAAGGAGCCGATGCTCCTATTGTAGTTACTACTTGGCAATCAATGATGCGAATGCCTAAAGATTTTGGAAATCAATTTGGTATGGTGATTGGAGATGAAGCTCATTTATTTCAAGCTAAATCTCTTACAAAAATTATGGAATCATTAACAGAAGTTAAATACAAGATAGGAACTACGGGAACATTGCAAGAATCTCAGACTCATAAACTTCAATTAGAAGGTATGTTTGGTCCAGCTTATTTTGTAACTACATCAAAAGATTTAATGGAAGAAGGCACATTAGCTAACTTAGATATAAAATGTTTAGTCTTATCTTATGTTGAAGAAGAAAGAAAGTTAGTAAGTAAAATGTCTTATCAAGAAGAAATGGATTGGATAGTTCGTAATGATAGAAGAAACTTATTCATAAAGAATTTAGTCAATGGTTTAGAAGGTAATTCTCTTGTTTTATTTCAATATGTAGAAAAGCATGGACGACCAATATACAATCTTTTCTCAGAACTAATTGCTAATGATACTACAAAGAGAAAATGTTTCTTTGTTTTTGGTGGCACAGATGCTGTAGATAGAGAGAAAGTTAGAGAAATTGTAGAGAAAGAAAATAACGCAATTATTGTAGCTTCTTTTGGAACTTTCTCAACAGGTATCAATATAAAAAGACTACATAATATTGTATTCGCGTCTCCTAGTAAGAGTAGAATACGAAATTTACAATCAATAGGTCGTGGATTAAGAACAGCTGATGATAAAGATAGTGTAACTCTATATGATATAGCAGATGACCTATCTTGGAAGAAAAATCTCAATTATACACTTAATCACTTCTCAGAAAGAATAAATATATACAGTAAAGAAAATTTTAACTATGAAATACATTCAGTAAGGATACCAGCAAATGTCAATCAGCAGAGATGATACAGAATATCAATTCATAAGATTTAAAGATGGAAAAGAAGTATTTGCAATGGTGAGAGAGACAAACGATTTAATTGAATTACATTTTCCAATGAATATACAACTAGCCCCAGCATCGACAGGAGGAATCCTAGTCCATTTAGGGCCTTATAATCCATTCACAAACGATAATTTCATAGTAGTTGATGATGAAGACATCTTGTATAGAACAAGTATTCAAGATCAATTCATTGATTTATATGATGAAGCCTGCACAGCTTGGCTCGATATTAGGGATAATGAAAAGATTGATATAAAATCTCCACGACAAGTTTTCAAAGAACAACAAGAAGTAATACAGGATTTAGTTAAACAGAGATTCGATAGAGCTGATTTCCGCGACCAATTAGATGAAATGATAGATGATTTTGAAGAAGAAAAGTATAGATTAAGTATAGAAAATGAACTTCCTGACCCAGACGACACTATACACTAATAATATATATTCTTTCCTTCGAACACTACATATTCATTTTACTACGCGAATGCTGATATGTCAAGGAATAAATGATTAAAATACTAAAAAAAATTAAAAATTGGGTAGATCCGAATTATTGGGCCAATAAAGTTGGTGAAAATTCTGGCTTATACGATAAAGCTAGAAATAGTAAGACCAGAAAGTGGGTAGATAGTTTAGAAGGCTGGCAATGGTGGACATACCAAATAGTTGGAGGAATTCTATTTGTAGTAGTTATTGAGTGGGGCCTTAATCAAGTTGGTATGACAATGTTACCTTGGAGATAAAACCTTGACAATACAGCGAATGGAAGTATAATAGATATATGGCTAGACAAAAAAGACAAACAAAAGAGTCAGTGCATTATGTAAACAATAAAGAGTTTACTGCTGCTATAATAGAACATAACAAAGCATGTAGAGTTGCCGAGGAGTCTGGCGTTGATAAACCTAGAGTTACAGAATATATCGGAGAATGTATTTACAAGATAGCTACTAGACTTTCAACTAAACCAAATTTCATTAATTATTCATATCGAGATGAAATGATATGTGATGGAATTGAGAACTGTTTACAATATATTGAAAACTTTAACGAAGAAAAATCACAAAATGCATTCGCATATGTAACTCAAATTATATACTTTGCTTTTTTGAGAAGAATACACAAAGAAAAGAAACAAGCTGCTATCAAACAAAAAAGTATTCAACAAGCAGGTTTCTTATTTGACACTTTTGATACTTTAGACGGTGAAGTTGCTCCAGGTATGAGTAATCAATACATTGATTTTCTACAAGAGAATCAACAAGAGATTAACTATAAACCGCGTGGTTCAAAGAAAAAAGACTAAATTATGAAAATAGCATTACTCAATGATACTCATTGTGGTGTCAGGAATAACAATCAACAATTTGCAGAATATCAAGGAAGATTTTATACTAATATCTTCTTTCCTTACTTAGATAAACACGATATTAAACATATAATCCATTTAGGAGATTATTTTGATAGAAGGCGTGATGTAAATTTCTATTCACTTCATAAAAACTATGAACATTTTGTTCAGCCTATGATTGAAAGAGATATTACAATGGATTTAATAGTAGGGAATCATGATATTTACTTTAAATCAACAAACGAATTAAACAGTCCAGATTATTTACTTAATTTTGACCATATCAATGTATATAAAGACCCAGTAGTAAAAGATTATGATGGCTTAGATATATGCTTACTCCCTTGGATCAATTCTGAAAATATAGAAGATGTTGAAGAATTTTTAGGTATATGTAAAGCTGATATAGTTATGTGTCATGCAGAAGTCAATGGAGCAATGAGTTCTCCAGGCCATTATCATGGTGGCGGCACGCCGGCGGCTTTTTTCAAAAGATTTGAACAAGTATATTCAGGACATTTTCATCATAAATCAGAAATGGGAAACATAAGATACTTTGGTTCTCAGATGGAATTTACATGGAATGATTTTGGAGATGATAAACATTTCCATATTTTAGATACGGAGACGCGAGAAATAGAAGCTGTGAGAAATCCTTTAAAGATGTTTCACAAAGTTTTCTATGATGATTCAAATGAAACTCTTATGTCAATTAAGAAGATGAATTTTGATCATCTAAAAAATGGTTTTGTTAAAGTAATAGTAACAAATAAAAATGAACCTTATTGGTTTGATATGTATGTTGAAAACATTATAAAAGCTGGGCCTGCTGATGTAAAAGTTGTCGAAGACCATAGCAATTTAGATGTTTTAAACGAAGATGAATTTTCTGGTGAAGCAGAAGATACATTAACAATTTTAACAAGACATATTGAATCATTAAATA